AGGCGAGGATATTATCCACCCGAAAAATTCTATAATACTGGTTAGTCTTAACAGTTGCAAGACCATCGGCTGGAGTATCGCCAACGAATGGGTTTGAAGCCATACCGTAACGAGTCTTAAAGCCGATTTTTGGCTGGAAGGTGTCTTCACCAACCGCACGTACCATTGTTAGTGGAACGTATGGGCAGTAGAATACGCCAGCGTCATATGGGTTTGTACCCTTATAACCTACGTTTACGTAGTCAGCAGTTGCATATGGGTCAATATAGACCTTCATGCGACCGTTGAGCGTACCAGCGAAAGTGTTACCTGTGTCATCAACGTTCAGGTTAGTTGACATTGCAGGAGCATAGTCCAGCATGCCTGAAGCAGCAAGTGCAGAAGCTACGTCAGAGGAACAGATCATAAAGTTACCTTTACCTCTACGTGTTTCTTTTGCAATGATGTTTGCTTCACGCTCAACCTGTACGATCAAGCCTTTGAACTTTTCAACAGACCAACGGCCATCAGCGTCTGTGCTGAGGTCGAAGATACCATTAACTGCAGTGTTTGCAGTTGATGCGCCAGTTTTCGCCTGAGTGTTCAGAGTACGAATAACTTCGCGGTTGATTTCAGCCAAGATTTCTGTTGACAGAATGTTGGCCAGTTCAGTTTCAGCATCCAATCCATGGATAGCTTTAAGGTCCTGAGCAAGTTCCAGCGAGTATTCAGCTTTCAGTGCACGGCTTTTGGCAGTGACTGTAGCTTTCTCGATGGTGAAGCCCATTTCGTTGAATGTAGAACCACCGGTTGAACCAAGTGCTTCAGCATCCTCCGTTGGCATACCACCAGCAGCAAGAGCGGTCAAACGATCGTTATCGATTGAAGAATCGCTGTTCGAATCAGTAATACCATTCAGACCAGAAGCGTTATCTGAGTCATGAGTAGCAGATGAATCGCCAGAGAATTTGGTTTCTGCTTCGTTGAAGAGAGCTTCACGATTAGAAGTAGAACCACCCTGGTAGCGTGACTTCATTGCGAAGATCAGGCCAGTTGGACCAGACATTGGCTGAACACCAGCAATATCATAGGCCATCAGGTTAGGCATTGCGCGGCGAACCAGAGCAATCAAGACTGGGTTCCAGTTAGCAGCGGAAGTTGTGTTGTTACCAGGAGCAGCTTCGGTAAGCATACCTTCTTCGCGAAGAGCTAACTCTTGGTTTTCTAGAACGGCTGCAGTAACAGCTTTTCTGTGCTTATCAGCAATGGTGCCTGCGGACTCTTCATTCAGAACCGGGGCCCATTTTTCGATAAGATGATCATAAGAAACTACGTTATGCATTTCTTTGGACTCCTATTATTGGGTTTTCTTAAGGGCTGCGAGATACTGAGCCATTGAACCAGAAGCTTCTACGACATCATCGCTTTCATCTTCTGTGTCAAAGTCAGCAGACTCTGCTGTGGTTGTCTTACTGAAGTATGATTCTTTAACAGTAGCTACTTTCTTAGCGAAAGTTTCTTCATCGTCAAAGTCCACATCTTCTACTAAAGACTTGAGCTTTTCGACTTGAGTTTCTGCGAGATCACGAGATGCTTCACGAATGATAGCTTCACGCTTGAATGCCTCGAGTTCCTCAGCCATAGCAATTGCTTGTCCAGTTTGTGAGTTAAGCTTTTCTTCCAACTCTTCAACTGTTTCGGCGAGTTCGTCAACCAGGTCGACCTTTGATTCTGGTACTTCGATATAAGACTCGGTGAACAGATCCTTCAGGTTGTTCATAAAGTCTTCTGCAATCTCTGTACGCAGGCCTGTCTGGATGGCTACTTTATTTTCTTCCATCCAGTTTTCAACTACGTAGTTTAAGTAGCTGTCAACTTTCTCTACGAGATCACTCTTAGTAGATTCAATTTCTGCTTCGAGTTCTTCGTTGTACTTTTCTTCAAGACGATCGATCTCTTCAGCAAGCTTAGACTTGATAGCAGCTTCAAAGATGATAGACGCTTTATCTTTGAACTCTTCGGAAAGAGTTGCTTCGTTATTGATAAGAGCATTTAAGTCATCAGAGAAATCTGCTTCGTAGTTCAGCTCAGGAGCTTCTACTACTTCACCATCTTCTTCTACGCTTTCAGCCATGATCTTACCGTACATTGAAGCGAGGTCCTCTTTCTTCATTTTAGACATCTTCATGTATGCGGCATTGATCATCCCAGCTTTTGTGCTAGGTGCTTTCTGCATTGGATCTTTCTTTGTTTGATCGCCTTTACGCTTTGGTGCAGAACCTGTTGCGTCACCTGCT